CACTGGCAATCTGACTGACCATGCAACACAACAACAACTAGATAATGGTATAACACTCAACTCCACAACTATTGTGCAAAACTGTGAATGGCAAGGCTCTAACTGGCAATGTGGTCAAGCTAGAGCAGGACAAGATTCATATACAACAACAGTTAAGATACTAGATGATGATGGTGATGTTCTTGCCATAGTAAACCAAACTAGAAACAATGATGCTGGTTATGGCAATAATGCTTTCAAGTATGAAGATTCTGTTAGCTATGCAGGTGCAGGTAGTAATCAATTCTATTGGGAATGGGAAGGAGTAGATGAAGGAAGCTATGTAGACTTGGGTGGACCTAATCTGCTGGGTGCAAAACTTACAATGACTTATGACCCCACAGTGATACCACAAGAAACAATAGAAGAAATAGAAGAAGTTATTGAAGAGTTTGTAGAATGGGAAACATCATTTGAAGAACCAGAAATTATAGAAGAGTTTATACCTTTACCAGTTTTGATAGAAGAGTTACCTATGTTACTCTTAGAAGAAGAAGAGCTTATCGAAGTCCTCGAAACAGCTCAAGAGTTAGAAGAAGAATTTGAAGAAGTGGAGATACTGCAAGTGTTTGGTGGACCAGAAATAGTAGAAGAACCAGAAGAAGAAGATACGAGTAGCGAACCTGCTGTAGCACAGATAGAAGAAGAAGTTTTAGAAGAATCTGAAACTGAAGAAACATCTGTTAATGAACCTACAGTAAAAGTTGAAGTAACTGTTCAAGCAATAGACAAACAAATAAAAAAAGCAGTTAAGTCTGTAGAGCAACAATTATCTGCTACAAACATAATTGCCGCTAAAGTTATAGAATCAAAACAACCAGATATATCTTCTTACTATAAAACATATACTGACCCAAGAAGAATTTACGAAGGCAATAATTATCAAGATTTGAGAATGCTTGGTGGCAGACAAATTTATACAGAAAACAATATGATACAAGTTGCACAGAGTGACCCGTTATATATTTACCAAGAACGAATTAGACAAGCAACACTTAAAAGAGTTATACTAGAAAAAGAACTAAGAATTTTACAAGGAAGGTAATATGATAGAAACATTACAGAAGTATGCAATGATTATTGGAGTTGTCATGACTATCGGTGGTGGCTTTTATGCCTGGGGTGTATTCAACAATAGACTTGATGCAGTCTCAGCAGCAGTTGGTTCAGACACAGTAGAACAACTTCAGAAGCAAGTTGCAGTGATAGACAAAAAATTAGAAGTGTTAGAAGCAAAATTTGACGAATTAAAGGCAAAAACCGATAATCCACTAGGTAAATAGGTCAATATCGCATGAGAAGCACAGAAACAGGGCAAATAAGACAGGTAAGTAGAAAAGCATACATTATCATTGCCTTTATGCTGTTTGGGCTTGTATCATGCTCTAAATCAGTCAAATTTCAAAGAACATTACCTGAAAAAATAAATTACAACAAAGTTGAGTTTGTAGAGTGTCCTGCCGATATCTCGGGCTATCTTTGTATCAAAAATACAGATGCAATCAATTCTGTGATAGACTTAAAGAATTGCCAAGAGCAAAATATGTTTTTGAGAGAGATGTTAATTGGAGACTGAGTTAATTGCAGTATTAAGTCAAGCACCAGCTTTAGTAATAATTGTTTGGTTAGTTATGAAACAGCAAAACGGAAACGGTAACGGCAGTACAGAACTTATTAGAACAATTGCGAGGTCGTTAGAAAAAATGGCAGAAGCACAAGCGGAAGCAAATAGAATTGCAGAAAAACGAGCAGAGGGATTTGAAAAATGGGTAGAACTCCAAAAGACACAGTGCCAACAACAGTTCGTGTCAAGAAACCAAAAATAGATTATCCAGAATATCTTATAGAACAAATTAAAGAAACTAATTTACCAATACCAACCCGAGAACATAAATTTCATCAAACAAGAAAATGGCGATTCGACTTAGCATGGATAGGACCAAAACTAGCTGTGGAAGTCGAGGGTGGGATATGGGTATATGGTCGCCACAATAGAGCAGTAACTTTTTTAAAAGATATGGAGAAGTACAATAATGCTTGTTTATTGGGGTGGTCTGTGCTAAGATTGTCAACAGACATGGTTAAAAATGGAGAGGGATTGAATTTAATAACCAAGTTTTTTAAAGGTTGAGAAGGAAAGCCCACACAAGAACAGTCTTTATATCAGACATTCATATTCCTTACGAGGATAAACGAGCCCTAGCGATGGCTATGGAAATCATCAAAGACCTTGACCTCAAAGATACTGACAACATAATAATTGGTGGAGACTTATTAGACTATTACCCTTTATCTACATTTTCACCTGACCTTACAGCTTCTAACATAGAAATAGAATTATTTGAAGGTGTGTCTTGGTTAAACAAACTAAGAAAAATTGCACCTAGACCAAATATATATTTCTTTGAAGGTAATCATGAACAAAGAATGCAGAAGAAGATTTTATCTTGTTGTGCCGCTTTAGCTCCATTCCTAGCTAATAGATTGCACTTGCATGAAATATTAGAGTTTAGAAAATTTAAAATAAGAAATGTTAGCTCACCTTTTACATTAAACAAAAAGCTTTACTACATGCATGGTCATGAAAAACGAGGCTTTGCTACACCACAACATATTGCTAATGTAAATTTAAAATACTACAATAGAAATGTAATCTTTGGACATCATCACAGATTTGACATGACTGTAGCCACACAACTTGATGGCTCACTTTTAGGTGGCTGGGCTAACGGATGCCTCGCAGATTTATCTCGAATGCCTGGCGGATTATACTCGCCTTTTGACAATACACAAAGAGGACTAACAATAGTCTACGAAAAATCTAACGGTTTCTTTAGTGTAGAGCAATACATGTTTATACCTAACAAAAAGAAAGGTTATGAATGTTTAGTAAACGGTAAAGACTATACTTCAAGATAATCTTTTATTCTATTTATAAAAATAGAGTTTTTTAAAAACCCTTTTTCTATTCTCCAAACTACTGGTGCAAATGTTCCAACATGTTTTGCTACATCTTCTAATCTAAGCTTTAGTAACTTTCTTTTTATTCTTATCTTTTCATTGTCCGTGTAATTATCTTGATTAGATAAAAATTCTAAGTAAAGCTCTTCGTGTATTTTTTCAGGAACATTTTTTTTCTTGTTACAAATAAAAGATAAATATTGTTTTGTAACACCTAGCTCCCTACCTATTTGTTCGTATGATAAATCATCGAATAATCTTTTTCGTGTAATTTCTTTAACAGTAATTTTTCTCATACAAATAGCTTATAACATAAATTTATTTTGACAAGTATTGACAGTTTTATACTATGTGATATTATTATTGAGGGAGGTACATATGAAGTACACAATAGAAGACCCAGGCAACTTACCTTTTGTAATTAATGCCGATACAGATGAGGAGTTTGTACGAGAAGTTTTTAACAGAACTAAATATGGTTGGTTTGTTGACACTTACGAAGAAATGTATGAAAGGCTCATTATGTTACAAAACATGCCTACTGATTGTATAAATAATTATACAAAATTTAAAGAGTGGCTGTTGAGCTTAAATAAGGGAAATGATATGGGTGTAAAGAAAGAACATATGCAAAAAGGTTCTGGCTTTTTCAAACAACAGCATGAAAAGAATGCTGAAGAAATGAAGAAAAAAAGAAAGAAAGCCACTAAGAATCAAAGAGCAACATATGCTAAAAGGAGGAAAGGCTAATGTTCATGCATGACAATAGAAAAGAAGATTCTGCAAAAAAGAAAAAAGACAGAATCGAAAGAGCTAGAGCTACAAGAAGAGCATACTGGTTCAATAAAAAAGCAAAGGAGGCAAAACAAAATGGCACTAAAAAAAGTAGCTGAAGGAACTAAAGATGTAACTATAGATAAAGTTATAGGTAAATCTAAAAATGGTATTGAGGTTAATGGTCAAGCATACTGGTTTTCAAAAAAATCTGGATTATCAGTAGCATACGATGCTGGCGAAAAGGTACAGCTTTCGTATACACACTTAGTAGATTCAGAATCAGGAGACAATGTTTTTATGATTGCTGACCTAGATAATACAAGTAGCGACAAAGATAAAATGCTGGACCAAGCTGTTGGTGAACATGTATCTGAGTTTGATGCTAAAGTTCCAAATGGCATACCAACATTAAACAATAAACAACCGTTAGAAAAAGACGAAAAGATAACAAATATGAATATCTTGAATCGAGCTGTTGATTATTGTATTGCTACAGGCAATCTATCTGATGCTGATATTCTTGAAAGATGTAAAAGATTTAAGGATATGCTGTCAGAGTTTTAAAATAAATGATATAATTTGAGTGCGGGCAAGATACAAACTTAACTCCCTATGTTAGCTTGTACCTCCACCTTGCCCGTTCTCATGTGGAGGACAAAATGGATAAACCAAATTATTATGCAATTATTACAGCCAATGTCAGATATGACAAAAGGCTTACATCTTTTGCAAAACTAATATATGCAGAAGTAACAGCACTAGCAAACAAAGAAGGATATTGCTGGGCTAATAATGCTTTTTTTGCAAAGAACTTTGAGACAACGGAAAGAACTGTACAAAGAGCATTATCTACATTAGAAGAATATGGATATATACAAAAAGAAATTACTAACAATAATACTGAAAGAAAATTGTATATATGTGTGACAAAACAGTCAGAACGGCTAGACAAAACTGTCATCACTACCGATGACAAAAAGGTCATACATAATAATACAAGTAGTAATAATAAAAAAGAATATATATATAAACGAGATTTAGAAGATTTTTCAAAATTTTGGACAAAGCTACAAGGTAGAAAAGTTGCAAAACCTAGTGCATTGAAAGCTTATGTACAAATAGATACCGAGTTATCGGCAGAAGAGCTTGCACAAAAATTTAACGAGTTATTACATTCCAGAGAAGAAAAATATTGTCCCTATCCACAAAAGTGGTTAAAGAACGAAGGTTGGAATGATGAAATAAAAACAAATGTTGATGGACATGTTTATATGTCTGATGATGGAGTTTATAGAGATGCTGATGGTTACATTATATCGAAAAAAGAATACGAAGAACTTTATAAATAAGTTGAAAAGGTTTTTAAAAAATCTTATAATATGGAGGAATCATGACTACAAACGAAGTACAAGATACTCTACTTTCAGATAAAGAGTTAGAGGTTAAAATAATTAGAGATGCTTTGCATATGCATAAGCTCTGGTTTAAAGATGGCAGAATTATGCCTAGATATCTTAGTAAACTAGAAGCATTGCTTAGAAAATATGACGAAAAAGAAACAACTATTCTAGCAAAACATAATTTATCTGGGAGTATCTATGACACAACTAGCGACTAACGAAGAATTACAAATAGAAAATCATGAAAAGCTAACACCTATTTTAAATCAACTTAAAAATGTAAACTTAGCGATTTTAAAAGGTAGACTTGAAAGAGGTATGTGGCTTAAGAAAATAAAAATAGAAAAACTGTATATTGGATATGATGGCTGGGTTCATACATGGTCAGAGTTTTTAGATAACATATCTATAGCTAGAGAAACAGCAAGACAAGATATGGAGATTTATGACGAATTCGCTACATATTTACAAAGCAATCCAGAGTTAATGAATCAAATAACATACGAAAGATTAGTGCGATTATTGCCTGTAGTTAAAAAAGCTCAAAGCAAATCAATACTCCTAGATATGGCTGCAAGCAGTAGTCGCACAGACTTTGATAACAATATCAAAGAACTGAAAGGACAAGTTGCAGATGATAAGTGTATCAATCCAGCAGACTGTTCTTCGCCAAAAATCATACTGGAAAGATGCCAGATATGTGGAGTTACTTATCGCAGGAAAGACTTGGAATAGAGGTTTTGAAATGAATAATAAATTTATAGAAGAACATTCTTTAGACTATGTAGATTTTATAAGAGCAAAACAATGTTGTGTATCTGGCAATCATGTAGCTGACCCACATCATCTACATGCTATTGGCATGGGTGCAAACAGACAAAAGCCAAATGCCAGACATTTTACTTGTGTGCCTTTGAGTAGAGAAATGCATACAGAGTTACATCAAATCGGCATTGATAGATTTCAAGAAAAATACAAAATAGATTTATGGCAAGAAGCTTATTATTTCTTTATAAACTTCTTAGTACAGAAAGGAATAGTAGAATGAAAAACATAAAAATAAATGATATAAAACCATACGAAAAAAATCCAAGAAAAAATCAGCCAGTAGATTTAGTAGCAAAAAGCATAAAAGAATTTGGGTTTCAAAACCCAATAATTGTAAACAAAGATAATGTAATATTAGCAGGTCACACAAGATACAAAGCCGCACAAAAACTAAAACTCAAAGAAGTGCCAGTCATAGTTGCCGACATGTCAGAAGACAAACAAAAGGCTTTTAGAATCATAGACAACAAGCTTGGCGAAAAAGCAGACTGGGACAACTACATGTTAGAAATAGAATTTGCAGATATAGAAATGGCATTAGACCAGTTTGAAATTGACATAGAAGATGGTTTAGTAGAGGATGTAGAAGTTATAGAAAAAGATAAAATGCAAAAGATAGAGAAATATAAAGAGCTAATATTCTTGTACGACAACCCTATAAAATATGCAAATCACTTTAAGAAAATACAAGAAATCAAATATGATTTTGGTTTTGATACAGATGACCAAATAATAGAGTATCTATTGGAGAAAATATAATGAATGCAACAGAACAAAAATTTTATGCTTTGCTTACTAGTATAGAAGATAAATTAAATACACTGATAGAAAAAGACAAATTGAAAACAACGAGGAAAAAAACCAATGGTAATACTCGTAAATCCAATGTGGTCCGTAGAACATCTAAATAAAGATTCTAATTATGTCCACATCAAAAAGATTATTGAAAACTTTAGCAAATTACATCCTGATACTTATTTTGTTATCCCTTTTCCTGTTAAACATTTTAAGTATTATGAAGATGGTTTTTTCCAAAACCCCAATGTTATAAGAGAACCATATGTAATACCATTAGCAAAAAAAATAAACAACATAACTTTTGATGGTGCATTTTACAACAAACTTATAGAAAAATATTGTATAAACACAATATACAACCAAATACCAGAGGTGACTGGTCAGTTAAAATCTATAGACAGTCATTTTTCTTCTACGGTAAATGTTGTTAATCAACATCATTATATTTATCATAACTCTTTGCCTTATCCTTTAGAAAATCAAATGCAGTATGTTTATTGGCAAATAATTGGTGATGTCTTAGCAGATGTAAATATTTATAACTCTAAATATACAAAACAAATGGTTATGGAAAACATAGACATGTATATGCCCACATTTAAAAAACAAATAGATGATAAATCCAAAGTTCTATACATGGGATTGTATGATGAATCCAGTATAGTCAAAGCTAAAAAGTTTGATAAAATAACTTTCTTATATAATCATAGATTACAACAATACAAAAATTGGATGTTTACATTTGAATTGTTTGATAAATTAGCCCTTAAATATGATTTTGATGTTGCTGTATGTCCTGTTGGTCCAGACAATGTAAGTGCTGTTAACAAGAAAACTTATACTAGAGTTTATGAGTGTCCAACACAAAAACAATATTATGATGTTATAAGCAAATGTCATGTTAACACATTTAACTCACAATATGAAACATTTTGCATATCAATCTTTGAAAGCATGATGCATGGACTAGCAACTATTGTTCCAGATGCAACAACAATGCCAGAGCTACTTGGTCATTGTAATGAGCAAATGTTTAACACAAAAGAAGAACAATACGACATATTAGAAAGAATTTTGCAAAAACCTAAGTTAGCAACTGAATGGGGAGCTTACAATAAAAAGAGAGCATCTAAATATAGTCTTGATTTTTACTGCAATAATTTACATAAAATTTTTACAGAACAACTAAACAAGAATAATTATTACGAGACATTGAGACCCAGAAATAGAGCAAAATTAGACAAATATTTAGACAAATATAAGAAAATAACAGGTAACGACCTAAAAAAGATACGAAGATTTATAAATTTATCTAATCAGTCTGTACCTAATCATAGGCTGTCAAACATCATGTACCATGCAGGTTATGAACAGATTTTAGAAAATAATGAAACTGTTTTTGTTGACAAAAAATAATAACCTCATAAAATATTTATATGGGCATAAAAGTGTCAAATCAAAAACTAGAAGAACTTATAATACAACACAAAGGATTTGTTACACAAATTTGTAAATCAGCAGGTATATCTAGGAATGCTTTTTATAATAGAATGGAAAGACATCCAAAACTACAAGCCAAGCTAGATTCTGTAAGAGAAGAGATTGTAGATTTTGCAGAAAGCAAATTGTTAGAGCTCATTAGGGAGAAACATTACCCTAGTATAAGATTTTACTTGGAAACACAAGCTAAACATAAAGGCTATGTAGTTAAGCAAGAGATTGACCAAACACAAAAGGTAATAAATATTATCGAAGTACCAGAGTTAACAACTGATGAGCCAAGTATCGAAGATATCAGAATCAACTAACACTATCTGGAAGCCTACAAAAAAACAGCTCGAATTTTTACGAGCAGGTTCTATTTTTGAAGTTGCATATCTAGGTGGTGCTGGCAGTGGTAAATCATCTGTGTTGCTAATAGATGCCTGTAGGCAAATGATGTACCCAGATGCAAAAGCTGTTGTCTTTCGTAGAACAACAAGAGAGCTTAGACAACTTATAGATTATGCACAAAACATATATCCAAAGCTAGGAGCTAAATGGCAAGAGCAAAAATCCGTTTGGAGATTTCCTTCTGGTGGTCAAATATTTTTCAGTCACATGGAAACATCAGCAGACAAATATCAGCATGATGGTCAAGAATACAGTGCAGGTGTTTTTTTTGATGAGATTACATCTTTTGAAGAAGAGCAATATTTATATTTGCATTCTAGGTGTCGTTCTACGAATCCAAAACTTGTGCCAAGAGTAAGATGTACTGGCACACCTGTAGGTAAACATGTAGATTGGGTTAGAAAACATTTTGTAGAAAAGGGAGCATACAATATCTGGAAAGACCCTGACACTAACTTATCAAGATTATTTATACCTGCTACATTAGATGACAACCCATATTTAAAAGCAGCAGATGCACAATATGAACAAAGGTTAAAATTTCAAGGTGATAAGATTTATCAAGCACTAAGATATGGTGATTGGTCTAAAATAGAAGGTGTATGTTTTCCAGAGCTAGATACAAAAATACATTTAGTACCAACTTATGAACCTGAATCTGACGATATAATTATAAGAGGATTTGACTATGGCTTTTCAGCACCTTTTGCAACTGTATGGGTAGCTTATACAAAAGACCAAAAGATGATAGTTTTCAAAGAGTATGTTGGTTCTATTGACGGTACAAACAAAGGTTTACAATTACCTGCTAACGAAGTTGCAAGAAACATAAACGATTATGAAAAGAAATGTGATTTTAAATCTTATTATTGTCCATCTGACCCGTCAATGTGGTCAAGACAAAATACTGGTGAATCGTTAGCTGAGATATTCGAATCAGAAGGCTTGGTCATGCATAGAGCAAATAACGACAGAATCTATGGCTCACAACAACTACACATGAGATTACAAGGTAGTACACTCTATATCACAGATGACTGTCCTTTGACATGGAAAGCCATGCAACAAATACAAGTAGATAAAAGAAATATAGAGACTTACGATACACATGGATTTGACCATCCAGTTGATGCATTGAGATATGCTGTAGCAGAAATGCCAGTTGAACAAATGTACAGACCAGAACCACCTGAAGTATTTGGTGATAGAATTACAAGTTCTGTTGATTTTTAGTATAAAAACAAATAAACTTAAAGGAACATGGCATTGCTAGACAATATTACTAAATTTACAAAACATTTTCAAACTAAAGAACAACCAAAGCCTCGCATGGGGGAACTTGCTGTATCAGATTCACAAGTTTATTCCAAATACAATATCATACCTTACAATCCAGATGATTTGATATCTAGAAAAGGTATGCAAATTATCGATAAAATGCGAACAGATGATATGATTAAGTCTAGCTTAACATTAAAAAAGTTTGCTACACTAGCTCCAAACTATAAAATAATACCTGCAACCAACACACCAGATGACAGAGAAGTTGCTGAATTTATAACTTATACAATAGATAATATGCAGGGGTCAATGAACGATGCATTGTATCAAGTTTTATCTGCATTAGATTATGGTTTTTCAATTACAGAGCTAGTTTACCAACAATATGAAGAAGGCAAATTTAAAGATAAGATAGGAATAAAAAGCTTAAAAACAAAAAAGCCACATAATTATTCATTTAAAACAGATGCATATTCTAATCTTAGAAAAAGAGGTTTGCTACTTACAGTAGACGGTTTAGAAAAAAGCTTACCTGTTGATAAATTTTTAATATTTAGTTATCAAAAAGAATTTGGCAATCATTACGGTACATCAGACCTTAGACCAGCTTACAGAGGTTTTTGGTCAAAAGATACAATTATTAAGTTTTGGAATATATATTTAGAACGATTTGCTAACCCAACTGTGTTAGGTAAATACAAGAGTAATGACCCACTATCAAAACACAACTTACGAAACATACTTGATAGCTTAACAGCTAAGACATCTATAACTCACAGAATGGATGAGTTCGACATAGAGTTTCTTGAACCGTCAAGGAGTTCAACAGATGACTTTAAAACTGCAATTAATTATTATGATAAATCTATTGCTCGTTCTATTCTTATCCCTGATAGATTAGTAGCAGAAGGTCAATTTGGTGCATATTCACAAGCTCAAGTGCATTTCGATGTATTTATGTTTGTATTAGCAAAATTAAGACAAGACATTGAAGAAATTGTTATGAATGAACAATTTATCAAAAGACTTGTAATTATGAATTATGGGCAAAGACCAATGCCTAGATTTCAGTTTAATCCAATGACCGATGACCAAAAATTACAAATAAATCAATTATTCATAGATGCAGTGTCCAAGGGTGTAATAAATGCTACACCAGAAGACCAAAATCAAATAAGAGAAAACTTACATTTCCCGTTACAACAAAACATTGAACAGCAACCTAAAGAAGAATTAGTTGAAGAAACAGAAGAAGTGCTTAACTTAAATAGTCAGGTAGATTTAAGACCTACTGAAGCAATGGCTAAAGAAGGAGAAAAAGCATTAGAATGGAGAAAAGAGTTTGGAAGGGGTGGCACTGCCGTTGGGATAGCTCGAGCAGCACAATTAAAAAACAGAGAGAACTTGTCGCCAAGTACCGTGAAGCGAATGCACAGTTTCTTTTCCCGACACGAAGTAGACAAAAAAGCAGAAGGATTCAGACCAGGAGAAAAGGGTTATCCAAGTAACGGAAGGATAGCTTGGGCAATGTGGGGCGGAGACCCAGGACAATCTTGGGCTAGAAACAAAAGAAACCAATTAGAAAACAAGCCTGCATCAGACCAACAAGAAGCAATAGAATATAGTGCTAGAGATGCTGCATTAAAGAAAAAAGTGCAAGAGCATAACGAAAAATATGGTGGCACAAACAAAAGAACAAATATGAGAACACTCCGTGTAGTGTATAACAGAGGTATTGGAGCTTACAGAACAAACCCTGGTAGTGTAAGACCAACTGTCAAATCACCACAACAGTGGGCATTGGCAAGGGTTAACAGCTATTTATATGCACTTCGTAACGGTAGGTTTCGTTCAGGAAAACACGATACAGACTTATTTCCAAAAGGACACCCATTAAGCAGCAAATGACACAAGTCGATTCAATAATAGTGCATAGCACTTTATCTAAAGTACATTCCTTTGTAAAAATCGACATTAGGTGTTACAATTGTAATAAATTACTAGCAAAATCCAATGTCAAGGAATTTGTTGGAATTGAAATAAAATGCCCGAGATGTCGGGTTATTAATGAGGTGTAAATATGCCAGGAATACATGGTAAAGACAAAGACAAAGAAATGGAGCATTATCCAGGTCATAAAGATGACGACAAAGATATGAGAATGCTTCGTCCAGAAGTACAAGAAGAAAAGCTTACTGAAGAAGAAGTAGAAAAGTTTGCTATGGAAGACTTGTATACCAGTGCTGAAAAAGCAGAAGAAAAAGCAAAAGCAATGGGAATCTCAGGTTCGCACATGCATATTCACAAAATTGATGATAGAGAAATTAAGATGTATATGCCAGGTGAAAGCCATGAACAATACATGGAAGCAAAAAAGAAAATGATGGAAAAAGAAGAAGAGATGATGGACGATGAAGAAAAAATGGCAATAACACCCAAAGATGTACATACAAAAAGACCAATCGGAACATATGAGCAAGATGACTGTGACTGCGAGGAATCTAAGGCTATATGCGATTGTAAAGAAGAACAAAAAAATAATGCAGTCGAACAAACATTTAACCTAAATGGTGTCGAAATATTTTCAACTGGAATCTGGAATGGCGACAGATACAGCGAAAAGGACCTAGATGCTATGATAGAAAACTTTGACGATGTGGGCTTTGAACCACCAGTCAAACTAGGACATAATGAAGAACAATCTGAGTTGCGAGACGGACAACCTGCTCTTGGTTATATCTCCAAAATCTATAAGGTTGGTAGTAAACTCGTTGCTGATTTTAAGGAACTTCCAAAGAAAGTATATGATGCAATTAAGAGAGGGAACTACAAACGAGTTTCAAGTGAAATATATTGGAACTACAAAGCCAATGGCTCAACTTTCAATAGAGTGCTAAAAGCAGTAGCTTTATTGGGAGCTGATATTCCTGCTGTTACTAACTTAGAATCAATCGAAGGATTGTATTCCAACATGGGAACAGGGGAAGTCAAATACCACTATAACGGAAAGGAGAGTGAAATCATGGAAGAAAAACATGATACGATTTCTATAGATGAGCACAACGAAAAGCTTGCACAACTTCAACAAGAAAAAGAAGAAGTTATGAAAGAATATCAAGCTCATAAAGATGAAATCAAAAAATCAAAAATCGCTTCATACATGGAAGAGCTGAAAGCAGAAGGCAAAATCCTTCCTGTACAGTCTAAAGAAGTTGAGGCACTCCTAACTACTGCAACAGATGAGAAAGTTTATTCTTATTCACAAGATGAAAAAGAAGTAAGCCTTTCACAGTTTGAGCTTTTAACTAAAGTGCTTGATGCAAATCCAAAACTTGTTGAGTTTGCTGAAGTATCAGAAGAAGGCGAAACTGTACTAGCTGAATCTTATGACAATGCTGGTTTAGAAGTTGATAGGAGAGCTAAACTTTATCTTGACCAAAAGAAAGCTGAAAATTATGGCGAAGCCATTAAAGCAGTTCTAGCGGCAGATGAAGAGTTAGCAGAGAAATACGAATCAGAAAGGAGATAAACAATGAGTACAAGACAATATTTATCAATGGTCGCAAGAGAAGATTTATCCGAAATGCAATATAAAATCGTTAATGTTCACGATGCAAACGGCATAAAATTACGAGTTGCAGCAGGAACAGGTGTTCTTGGTGTTTTAAACAACAAACCAAAAAGCGGCGAACATGCAACAGTAGTTGTTGAAGGTTTAACAAGATGTGTAGCTGGTGCTACTATTGCTGCTGGTAGTTTTATATCAGTAACAGCAAGTGGTACAGGTATAGCAACAACATCTGGAGATTACATGCTAGGTAAAGCAATCACAGGTTGTGCATCTGGTAGTCATTTCCAACTGTTAATCCAACACAATGGCTATAGAGGTTAATTCATAAGGAGATAAACAAATGGGATTAGGACCAAGAGATGTTCACATTGATGTACCTTTAAGCAATTTAATTATTGGCTTCGAGCCACAAAATACAATTGTTCAAGACTTATATCCAATAGTGAATGTAAACAAACAATCAGATGTGTTCTACAAGTGGACAAAAGGTGATTTTTTCAGAATACCAGAAACCACAATCAGAGCACCAAGAACAAAAGGTAGAACAGTTAATTACAATGTAAGTTCAGATACTTACTATGCAAAAAACTATGCCTTAGTAGATGAAATAGACTACGAAACAATGGTAAATGCTGATGCTCCATTAAAAATTAGAGAAAAAGCAGCAAGAAACCTACAAAATCTTTTAATGTTAGATTACGAAGATAGAGTTGCTTCACAATTAAGAAGTGGTTCTAACTTAGGTTCTCATGCAGCAGTTGCTTCAAAATGGAACTCAACAGCTTCAGGAACTTCTGACCCGTTTGAAGATATTCAAACAGCTAAGTCAGCAATCAGAAGCACAACTGGTATGGAAGCGAACACAATTATCTTTGGTAGAGATGTATACAATGCTCTTTTAAGACATGCAGACATCTTAGAAAGAATCAAATATGTTCAAAGAGGTGTTGTAACAAAAGACCTACTTGCAGCTTTATTTGATGTAGAAAATGTGTATATCGGTAATGCCATTAAAAACACAGCAGAAGAAGGACAAGCAGATAGCTTTAGCTCAATTTGGGGTAAAGACACTATCATTGGACACTTCACAAATGGTGCTGATGCAGATGGAAGAAACCCTTCATTAGGATATTCTTTCAGATGGACAAACCCATTATTTGGTACACCTATGGCAGTAGAATCATGGGAAGACCCAGACCATGGAAATTACATGAACATGAGAGTTCAGTATTACCAAGACGAGAAAATTACTTCTCCAGAACTTGGATATCTATGGACTGCATGTGTTGACTAAACACAAACTAGGGGAGCTTAGTGCTCCCCTTTACTACCCATAGTGCATGGGTCAAAAGCACTCCATAAGACATGGGTTACAAGTCTCGCATAAGTCATGCGATAAAAGACACAAAAATTTACGAGGTGTTTTATGACAAATGTAACTTTAGCTTCTATAAGAGTTTATCAAAAGGCTCAAAACAAAAAGAAAAAGCTTTCCATCTTTACAAAATTAATTTATAATACTTGATGTAAAGGGATAACAATGTTGATTGTTAAACGGAGAAAGCTAAGAGATTAGCACTACCCTTTACCGATTACCATGAGTAACAAAGAAAGGTGGAGACCAACTCAATATTCAGATTACTTAGTTTCGGACAAGGGTAGAGTTAAATCTCTTAAATATTTTAGAGGCACACATTTTCGTTTGTTATCACAGAATCCAGACTGTGATGGCTATATGACAGTAACTCTTTATCCTGAAGGCAAATATGTCAAAGCAAAAGTTCATAGGTTAGTTGCAGAAGCATTTGTTCGAGGTAAAACAGAAGAAAAAAAATATGCATGTCACAAAGATGGCAATAATAAAAATAATCATTGGTCCAATCTAAAATGGGCTACTCCTCGAGAAAATGTCTTAGATATGGCTAAACATGGCACAAACAAACAATGGTGGACATCTGAAAATAACTTATCACGAAAACTAAAATTACAATCTGTAAAAAGAATAAAACGAATATTAAAAGAAGATAAATCATGGGGCATACAATCTCGTTTAGCGAGAGAATACAATGTATCACCTAAAACAATTAACGATATAAAGAGAGGCAAAAATTGGCAAAATATAAATTAGACTTAGTTTTTTTAGTTGCAGGTATGGAAATTTATCCAGATATAATGAAAGAAAAATCATTAGGTGGGAGTGAGACTGCTGGTATAGAAATGGCACATGCTATGGCAAGGCGAGGACATAATGTAAAACTTTTTTGTAATACACCAGAAGTAGCAAAACATGAGAATGTATCGTATCAACCACATGGACCAGAACTTGGAAACTTTTTGCAATACACAACTTCTGCTACTACTGATGTTGTAATAAATCAAAGAATCCCGCAAGCATTTTCAATGCAATCAAAAGCAAAACATCATGTATTGTGGATGCATGATTTTGCAACAGTACGACAGAGAAATGAATTTAATTCTAGTTTATGGAATGTAGACCAAATTTTTTGTTTAAGTGATTGGCAAATAAATCAGTACAGAAAACTATACGGATTGTGCGAAGGTGAGATACATTACAACTTTGACCCATTCTTTAAGACATCAAATGGAATATCACAAATACCAGATTATAAAATGACAAGAAAAAAGAAACAGCTTGTTTATACAAATAGACCAGAGCGAGGTATGGATGTTTTACTTCAGCAAATCATGCCAGCAATATGGGAACAAGATGAAGATGTAGAACTAATCATATCAGGTTACGATAACACTTCTCCACAGATGGCGGATTATTACAATCAAATGGCACAGATAATAGCTAACTATGCGAGAGAAGGTAAAAAAATAAAACATGCAGGACACTTAACAAAAGAGCAATTGTACAAACTGTATCAAGAATCAACAGCATTTATTTATCCAACAATGTTTTATGAAACTTCTTGTATTACTGCTATGGAATCACAAGCCTGTGGATTACCAATGGTAACAACAAATAGAGGAGCTTTGCCAGAAACTCTCTGTAACAAAAGTAATTATCTGATTGATGGACCAACAAACACAGAGAAGTACACAACAGAATTTGTAGATGCTGTATTTCAAATAATTAACGAAACCGAAAGCAAAAAAGAAATACGAAAAGAACATATGAAGAAAAAGGTTTTTGATTATAACTGGGATAGGATTGCAGAGAAATGGGAACAAAACTTCTATGACCAGTTTGAAATAAAGACAGAACACAAATATTCGTTATATGAACACCTATTAAAGAGAGAAGATATCATGGCATTACGACATGCATTAAAAACACATGAAGGCACAGTTGATTATTCTATGAAATACAGAAAGCTTTTAGGATGTCAATATTCATATATCGATAATCCAGATTGGTATCGAAAGAAATATGAGAAACTTGGTAAAGAATATATTGCAAAAGAAACATCTTTTGAGCCAAGAGTTTATCCAAGAACAGAAGTGATGTTGAATTTATTTCATGCTTATCACAAAGACAAACCTATAAAAAACTTTTTAGATTTTGGTAGTGGTATTGGTAATGAAGCATTTTTCTTTGTAAAAGAGTTCGGAGCAAAAGTGGATTGTATAAATGTTTCAGATGCAGAAAATGAAGGTGCATTTAAATTAGTCCAGCAATCACAGCCAGATTTATTACAGAGCATTAAATTTATAACATCAGATGAACATAGGTTGCAAATAAACGAAAAATATGATGCCCTTCATATTGGAGAAGTCTTAGAGCATCAGCCATATCCAGATGAGTTTTTAGATAAGCTTATTAAGTTTGTCAAAAAAGATGCACCAGTAGTTATAAGTGTACCTATTGGAATATGGGAAGATGAAAGAGAAGCACATCTTTGGAACTTCGAAAGAAGAGATTTGCAAGAAATATTTGGACAACAGAAAAATTTGAATATTCAATTATGTTCTGGACCTTACAATCATAAAGAATCTGACAGGTTAGGATGGTTCATAGTATCATTTACTAAGAGCACATCTCCTTTTGGTAAAGTAAATTTAGATAGAAAAATAGCTATACAAGCTCCTCGTGAAACTGTTAGTTGTTGCATTATTACCAAGAATGAAGAAAATGAAATAGGTGCATGTCTCGATTCTGTAAAAGATATTGCTAATGAAATTATAGTTGGCGATACAGGCAACACAGACAAGACCAATGATATTGCAAGAGAAAAAGGAGCAAAGGTTATTAAAATAAAAAATCCTATAGAGCATGGCTTTGATGAAGCTAGAAATGATACAATCGGCGATGCAAATGGGTCAATGATTCTCTGGATAGATGCTGACGAAAGATTGATGGATTCACCAAAAATTATAAAATATCTTAGAAGAAATTGTTTTAACGGCTATAGCTTGAAAC